TATTTCCAAGTACAAAATCTCCTTTAGCGCTCATAACTAACCCTTATATGGTTCTGGTGGTACAACATCCTCATTAATTTTTAGGCCAACTTTTTCTAACTGTTCATTGATTTCATCAAATGGTCCGATCATAAATCTACCTTCATGTGGCACAGCCACTAATGGTTTATCTAATCTGTGGAAACCATACAGTTTTTCGGTTGCTGGTACATTTGAATCTAAGACTGTAGATCTACCACTAATGCCCACAATTATATCTTCACTCATACATTTACTTATCCAAAACTCTACACAAGCTCTACCCGCTTCTGCAAAGTGCATATTTTCTTTGTAAGAAAAATCTATTCCAAATAAGTCTATGCGGCCTACTTTATTATACAAAGCATAAGCTATAGCAAACGCTACTGTTGTGTTCATGTAAGCGCATTTGGTAGCGTTACAAACCTCTTCTACTGGGTATCTAATCGGATTTTTGATTCTCGGATCTTCTTCGCAAGTGTAAATAGGCACATCCGACGTGGACATAAGTTTTATCATGGCATTAGTTTGTTTGCCCGCATCGTCAGAATCAAAGAAACGACTGGCTGGATCTAATGCAAAGATTCTGTCAGCTGGATAAACTAAACCAGCAGAGTTTATGCACCATACTTCGTCCCATTCTTGTGAGTTTTCAAGACCAATAGCAAAATCTACCTGTGACACACCCAGGCCTATTATTGCTACGGATTTACCTTCTAAATGTTCTAATACCATTAAGTCACGCTAGAGCGGACTGAATCGTATCTATACTCGTCGCGTGTGCCACGACCTTCTGATATATTTTTCATACGAGCTATCGCCTCCTTGAAACGGCCTTCAAACTGAGCGACGATTTCAGGCGGTTCTTTGAGGAAGACTGCTCCTTCCACTAAAGCTCCATACAACAACGCATCTGGATAATCTGTTGATAAGGTTGTCGTACCACTGTCACTACCACTTGTTAAAGAGCCTGGTTTGTTTAAATAATGTAATTCAACTGTATAGTTTGAATCTGGTATCGGTGAAATTTCAAAAGAAGTTTCATCAAATAATGAATAATATTTCGGTGTTCCTTGAGTTGTGCCAGAGGAAAACTCTTTTATGAACGATGGATGTTTGTAATCTAAATAATCGTATGTGCTTGAACTAATTATTGCCAAACTCATGGGTGCATAAAAATCTGTTGGTGTTGCTAAGAATCTATTACCAGAAGTTAGGTTGCCCTGGACGTTTTTTCTTTGATCTGGGAGCTGTACGAAAGAGAATATTCTGTCCTCTGATTCTTTAATAAACGTATTAAGTTGATTAGTAAAGGTCGTCTCAGATACCTCAAGATAATCCTGTATGGCTGTTTTTAATGTTGCTAATGTAAAACTCATGTTGTAACTGTAACCTCGCCTAAACCAGTAGTAACAGAAAAAGTGGTAAGCACAGCTCCCAGCTTTCCGTCACCTACGTTAGTATAAACCAAAAAAGCAGAGTTATCGTCGTCTGTATCTGGTCTTGCATCTTTTACCGCTTGAGGATCCTGGGGAGCTGGTTTGGGCATAAGCTGTGGATGTTTAGCGTCCCATTGATCTGGACCTACCAATAAACCATCCCAGGTCTTACGCATGTCTTTCAGCTTATATCTAAAGCCTGTTATGTCGCAGATCCCGTAGGAATATTTACCAGATGCAAAAGCCATTATGCGTTGTTATAACTCCTTAAACTCGGTGCTACCCTAAATGATGCTCTATCCTCATCTTGAGATAATGCTCTTTGAAACTCATCCTCGTACATAGCTTTAAGCATGCTAGTTCTCTCTGGAGCTCTCTTTATTGATATGTAATAAGCGAGGCCAGCTGCCAAACAAGGGTAAAATCGGAACGGCAGATCTAGTGTATTTGCGCCCGCATCTGCATCGTCCATCCTCGTAAGTACGTTCATGTGTACTGTATAGGTGCTATTTTTGTCTGGAGCTGGCCAAACTGATATTGTCGGTGTAAGTTGTTTGTTAATAAAAAATTGATTTGGTTTTCCTGTCGTAGACTTGGTAGTTATGTGTGCATACTCCGCTCTACTCAATCTTGACATGGGTATATCTGTGGTTTCAGAGTTTACTGTTTCTCTAATAAATACATCCAAAACGTCTATTGGTGCCGTAGCATTTGTACTATCGACATTGTAGGTCTTGGTATCTTTAACCATGGTTACTGTCTTTTCAGTGATAGTCCATTGATTTAGACCTCTGTTTGCCCACTCAGCTAACATAAGGTTGAGACTTCTATTGGCTGACTTTAAATCATAACCAGTTCTCAACTCTAATCCACAACGCTCAAAAGCCTCTTCTACATAGTCGGCTACGTCTAATTCAAAATCTTTACTGCCTGATGTTGCCATTAATCTTCTTCTACTCCATCACTATACAAGTTATTGAAGGTTATATTCGGATCCATATAACTTTCATGTCCTTCTGCTGAGTGTACCCATTGGCTTGGAGAAAAGTCCGGGGCACCTTCTCCTACTCGCCATAAAGCTGGGTTTGTTGCTCTTACTCTATTGTTAGGTAAAGCTACAAAATTGCCAGTGTACTCTCCAGCGTCAGTTAAATATAACACATGTGATTGCTTATGTTGAGCCGGATCATCAGCAATACTATTTTCTGTGTAATCTACAGTAAACATATACTTGCCAGTATAGAACTCTCCGCCTATTTTGCATATCCAAGGAGAACTGCTAACTCGGTCTAAAACCACCACTGAATGATCGTGACTTAGACAGTCCCAAGGTTGAGCTAAATGATCTTCCATGGGTGTAGGCCACCTATCTAATGGTATGTCTGCTACGAGAGCTTGTATAGGCATCCTTGCCCACATAGCTCCGCCATGCACGTTTTCATCTGGATAATCTTCAAAGTCCGTTTCACACCCAGTAAATACCACCTGAAATGAAACAGATCTATCTGGAATTGTGTTTACAGCAAAAGCCAACGCATGAAGATACTCTCCATGGTAGTCTTGATGGTTAGCTGTAAACTCCTTACGAACCCAGCATTTAAACTGGGGAATGTTTGAAATTAAATACGCCACTTAATTTAACTCCTATGTAATTAGTTATTTTCCGTACAAGCCTCCGCCTTTTGCTCTGTACTTTGTACCTTTCATACCGCCACCTCTTGCCATGCCTTTAGTACCTTTCATAGCTCCGCCCTTAGCCATGCCTTTGGTGCCCTTTAACATAGGTGTAGAACCAGCTTTTCTCGTTCCTTGTCCCATCAAAGCAGACATAACAGATTTTGGCATGTTGCCGAAACCAGTAGCAGATCTTTCAGCTTGTGCCGCAGCTCCGCCTTTAGCCATGTATTTAGTGGATTTCATACCACCACCACGAGCCTTATACTTAGTTCCTTTCATACCGCCACCTCTGGCTCTGTATTTGGTTCCTTTCATAGTTATCTCCTTCCGTATAAACCCATATTAGGTTTTGTTGTAATCCTACCACCCCTAGATGCAAATGTCTTCACATTAGTCGGCTTACCGCCTACACCTTGAGGCTTGGCTCTTTTTCTTGTTACAGCTGATTTTATTTCTGATTTGCTCATACGTCTAGCTTTAGCAGCTGGGACGCATTTAGGGTATTTTCTTTTTTTGTCAGCTTTCAGTTTGGATCTACCACATTTAGCAAAGCCACCACCTTTCTTTGGTGCTCCAATGTCTACCCAGTCTTCTTTAAACCACTTAGTTAAGCTCATTTTTTTCTGGCTTTTCTTATTTGTTCTTTACCTTTTTTAAATATATCTGCCACACCTTTTTTACCCATAACTTTAGCTCTTTGCTCGCCTACAGTTAGGATTTGTATTTTCCTAGCAAAAGGTTTCTTTATCCTTTTTACCTTATTTACTGTAGCCGTGGCATCAGCCATAGTCTTGAATTTTATGCTAACTGTATCTTTTGGGTTCTCGTCAGTGTAAAGCCTTCTTCCAGATCCTTTTGGCTTTTTACCTGTCCCTACCTTTGGATCTTTTTTTTTCATTAGGCTCTCGGCACTCTAGTTTTTTTGCGTTTGCTTTGCATCATAGCTCCACAACCTCTGCCCTGGACCATCATTACAGGTCCGCCAGCTTGCATGAATCCCATTTTATTTCTTACCTTTTTAGGCAGTTTAGGTAGGCCTTTATTTGCAGCTGGTATTGGTTTTAAACCTTTCATTTCGCCACCTTCTGCTTTTTTAGCGCCTTTGTATTTACCGCCCATTCTTTTGTATTCTTGTACCATGTAAGCGTTAGCGTAAGCTGACGGATATACGTCAAACTTAGCCTTTGCTTTTGCTTTGGCTTTTGCATACAAACTGGGGTTAGCTACATTAGATGGTGTTTTAGATTTAGCACCACCACCTTTTTTCATCTTAATTGATTCTAGTGTTTTGGCCTGGCCAGCATGTAACTTACTAGCTTTTTTCAAACCCTTAACTACTTTGTTTATTTTCTTTTGTGACATAATTATTTACCAATTTTTACAAGACCAATACGAGGCGGCAAATACATCTTTTTTCTTTTGTACTGCATCGCAGTTGTGTCTTGCTCTAAAACTTTTTCTACGTTTTGGTTGATCTTTTTTTATGCTTAAATTTGGATCACCATAGCGTACTATTTTTACTTGATCGCCTTTTTTAGCTAATACTGCAAACTTTTTATTCTTACCTGGCGTCCTTTTCTGTTGGTTATAACCAGAAAAAGTCTCCCCGCGATAGGTAAGCCTACCGCTGGGAGTTCTTTTGACGTCTTTGGTAGTCGCCATTTAGTAGTTTTTAGTCAAAACCAAAATTATGGAGTAAGCGTCCCCGTCGCTATGACCTACTGTTGTAAAGTCAATATCCCCGGTTACACCAGATCCCGCATTGTTAGGAATACCTGTGAATAAATCATAATATTCATCACCAGTGCTATCAGCTGGTAAAGGTATTGCCAAAACATTTGTGGAAGCGTCAAATTCAAGATCTACGCCCATTCCACGACATGCCCAATATATTCTTGAAATAGAAACCGAAGTACAAGCAGCGCCCGCACTGTTACTAGCTAACGCTGATACGTCAACCTTTTTAACAGAAGATTCACCTGTACCATCGCTTTCATTGGTAAATTTCAAGATTGCGAGTTTTTCTCCATCTTGTATGGTTTGACTGGTTACTGTATCAGCCATGTTTTACTCCTTACAGTTCAGTATTTGCTGTACGTTCTTTGCTTGCGCCAATGTAATCGACAGTCAAAGTTTTTGCAGCAGCAGCACCATTTTGTATTCCAAACGAAAGAGCTAACTCTTCGTTATCTGGAGCGTTAGTGCTAACAACTGTGCCAGCTAGAACATTGTTTTGGAAGACATGAAACTTCTGATCTTTTGGATCATAAACGAAACCAAGTGTCATAAAAGTATCGTCGGCCAAAGAGTTAGGCAAAGTTAATGTTGACTGTGTGCTATCTTTTTCAACGATGAAACTTATTGTAGCAGCGCCATCTGCCTTCAAAAAGAAGATTCCATCTGTTACATCTAATGGTGTTGTGTCAGTCAGTTGTAAACCAGCAACAATATCAGACTGTGTAGCATCATTAGTTTTAAATCTAATGTTAAATGCTAACTGTTTGCCAGCCTCGTACTTATAACCCTCTTTGACAAGTTGGAAAAAGTCATGGTCATTGTCTCCAGCAGCGTTGGTAACTAATAGTAAACCACCATCGCCGTCAGCTAGTGCTTCTGTTGCGGATCCTGTGCCATCCTCAGTTGTTGTAATTGTCCAATCGGACGCTAAGTAAGTATCAAAATCATTAAAATAAGTGTGATACTTATGGGGTGCTGGAGCTTTAAATTTACCTAGTGTTGAATCAGCTCCAACATTGGTAACTCCAGAAGTGAAGTGTGTAGTCATAATCAGCCTCCTTATAAATAGCCATTGCGAGCACCATGCCCACAACAATTAGTTCTACAAGATTGATGATACTATCTGGTCATGCGATTGGCAAATGATGAGACTTATCTTTCGCCGTTGAGTTTTTTAAAATGCACCCTCACAAAATATTTTCTAAGCAAAGAAACCAAAGTAAATACAAAGGTTTGAAATACAGCTGTAGTAATCACACCCAAACCTATCCATGTAGAAAAAGAAAGAACTGCTAAAGCTACCGGGAAGGCCATAAAAAAACCAACGCCAACGTCAGTTATTGCTTCTTTTGCTGCTGATTTATCCACAAGATTGTCCATAAGTAGAATATTATAACTTTTTGCAAACTTATACAATATAGAGAAGACATAAAAAAAGGGAGCCGAAGCTCCCTTTCTGTAACACTGAGTAATAAAGTGTGCTACGACTTCAAATTATGCGCCTTGAGATCCGTAGATTCCTCTCCAATCCGAGAAACCGAACGAATATCTTTCTCTAGCTTTATATCTAATGTTGCCTGTTGAAAAGTCTGGCTCCATAGAAGTCTCCATTGGAGATCTTTGGAACATTTTTAGACCTTCGCCCATGCTGTTCACAGATGTAAGAATAAAGAAAGCATCAGGATCAGATAGGTAATGATTAACAACGTAACCACCAGGTAAAACACCTGTGTTTCTGATTGCGTTGATGTCATTATCAGCTGTTCCAGATCTTTGAGTAGAGCTTAATATTCTGTCTGCAACAAAGACTAATTGTGGTGGAACCACAAGTTTGTCAGCTTGCACAGAAATAGTTAAACCTCTGTCGTCTGTAAACGTAGATATATCGATTAAAGCATCCTCTAGTGAGGCTTCATTAAGGTCTGCCATAGTAGTAGCTCTATTCGCAGCTGTTCCACCACCAGCAAGGGGGTGAGCAGTATTGATTAGAGAAACACCATCACCGCCAGTAAAACTGGAAGAGAAAGCGTTATTTAGTACGTCAGCGCCTTTGACTTCTTTGGTGTTAGCCATAGATTTAGCCAATGCTTTAACATATCTTTTACCTAGAGAGTCATAAAGGTTGTCTTCAACCGCTTCTTCTGTAAGTGCAAAAGCCAACGCAACAGTGTCGTGCGTGTATCTTGCGCTAAAACTTTCGGAAGCATTGTCAAATTCAACGCCTTGTCCCTCTGATTTTACGGGTGCGCCGCCAAAACCAGTGACTAGCACTTCTTCTTCAAACGCCCTGTTTGAATCCTCGATTACAAAAATATCTTCATACTCTTGATCGTAAGAATCATAGGACATACCAAAAAGTGCATTAAGTCCTGGTTCAAGCTCTTTCGCTAATTGTGCTCTTGAAATTGCCATTTAATTAACTCCTTATGCTAAACCAGCACCTTTTTGTCCCATGATGTGATTCTGAATCACGCATAGTACATTGGTGTTGGACGATGCTACATCGTCGTTATTAGGATCCTGGGATATATCAATCGCTTTAAGCGGTAACGTGGCTGTTGTAGCACCAGTCGTTACGTCTAGCTCTGCGTTTGATATTCCAGACTTAGTATCGCCTACTGGTGATCCGTCAACAATGTCGAAGTTTCCGAACAAGTCGGCGACAGGAAAAGTGTCGTCTGCTTGTACTTCAAAAACAACATTAGGATCATCAATAATACTTGCGATGATATCCGAAGCAGAAATACTGCCCGGGTAGTGATTTTTAAACACTTGCTCGCCAGTTGTAGGATCGGTGTATTGAACTCCGTTAAACACTCCGACAATCGGAACAGTTCCAGTTGCGGCATGGCGCCCCAAAACTCCAGCTGTAAGCTGAGTTACCAAGTCTCCTTGGAATATTGGTGTTGTGGCTCCACTAGCAATTCTATATCTGGATTGACCTCCAGAATATGGTGCTCCGCCCATTTGACGAACAGGTTTTAAACCAAAAGCGGCATCTTTATTTGCCATAAGATTTACTCCTATTTATCTAGTTACTTTTTCCCAAAAGTAACATTAGACTTTCTATCGGAGTCATACTTTACATATCGCCCATCTTTTCTGGACTCATTAAACATATTATTGTCTAACGCGTCCTTCTTGCGAGCTGTTTGATCCTCATAATAAGCATTACGCTCCTCACGAGTCTCTGTAGGTATTTTCGCCAATAGTAGTCCTTCGCTATAAACTAAACCAGCATGTCTACCAGATTCAGCAACGGGGTAAGAGTATTCGTCAGGTAGATCGGATCCTCTTACGAGTTCCCAACCTTCTCTAATTCTTCTCGCCACGTTTGCCTTATCCTCTACTCCTAGCATAGATTCTCTTATCCATCGATATTCATATCCAGCTGGTGGTGGAGGAGTCTCTAGTTTTCTAACTGGTCTCCATGGTTGTCTGCGAGAATTTTTATCGTGAGACTCGGACTCACGGGATGTTCTGGAATGTACGTTTTCGCTATTTTGCTCTGTCATTTTACCTCCCTATTCGCTATACGTTGTTTTTCTTTAGCAACAGATTTTAACCACGCTTCATCTGACATGCCGTGTGGCTTCAATCCTTGTAGAGTTTCGACTTCACTTTTAGTAAAACGTACGCCGTTCTCTTTGCCTTGTGTTTTTTGCCTACTCCCTACGGAAGCTGAGGCGACTCTTTGCACAGCGGGCCTATCCTCATTTTGTTCGGCATTATCGGATCTAAGATCCGGATAAACTTTATAAATTCTATCACTCAACTCGTTATAGTAATCATCTGATTCTAAATCATAACCTTCGCCAGCCAAAGTATTATGGACATGTTCTGCCCAGGCTGTGGCCTCTAAGTTCTGATCGAACCATGGATTATTATTCTTCCAATTCAACGCTTTTTCAGATGGCGGTGCAACCTGTTGTGTAGGTTGTTCTTGCTGAACTTGTGGTTGAGGTTGTTGTTGTGTGTTTATTTGTTGTTCTTGTCTTTGTTTGGCTATTCTTACTTTTTCTTTTTGTAAAGCAAGCTCACTTTTTAGTGTATCAGCTTTAGACATTAACTCAGCATCACCAGAAGCATGAGCCTTTTTGTATAACTCGTTAGCTTCTCTTTCTTTGATTTCAACTGTCTCTTCTTCTTTAGCTAAAAGATTTTGTTGTGCTTGTGTTGCGTGCTGATAATAAGCATGCACCTCAGCTTCTTTTTGTCTAAGAGCGGCTTCTAACTGAGCTGCTCTTTCTTCGGTTTCACGATTTCTCGCATTTAGTTTATTGATACGTTTAGAAACACTTTTTGTATAGTTTTCTAACTCGTCGTCGTTTGAACTCGATGCCTCTTGCTCAGGTGCATCTGTTTCGGTGACTTCTACCTCTATATCCTCAACCTCTGGTTGAGCTACATTTACGTCATTTTCTGGTGTCATAAGCTCACTATATCATCTGGATCAAGAATCGTGGCTATTACTTCATCATCGTTGATGATTCGTACCTCTGCACCATCCTCAAGTTTAAACCTAGAGCCAGAGTAGCGCCCTATTAAAACCCATTGTTTTTCTTCACACCAAGGTTTATCTCCAAATCTAGCGCTGTCGTTGTAACATTGTGGTCCCATCTTAACCACATAAGCTACTACTGTTGCTAGAGCCTCACGATTAACAGTCTCTTTTGCTAACACAATTCCGCCTTTTGTTTTTGCTTTCCCGGCGTAAGGAAGAACCAACATGCGCCAACCTGTTGGTTGTGGCATGCGATCTAGTAATGAGGCGTCTAATTTTTCTGGATCTAATACTCTATCCTCTAAATCCACATAGGCCTCTGCTACTTTTTTAGCCATTACGTTGTTATCTACTACCTGTGACATTATATTTCTTTACCTCTATTGCTTATTTCGTCTAAAACAAAGTATAAAGCATTAAGCTCACCTTGCAAATATTTGTAATGTTCCATATCTTTCAAGCCACCAGACATAAAAATTTCTTGTATCTGTTTCTCTCTTGCACCAATTTTTGACTTGATGAAGTCTATGACTTGAATTTCGTCCATTTACTTAGACTTTGCTGGTCTGCCTCTTTTTTTTGCTGGTGCTTTTTTTGCTGTGGTTTTTTTAGGTTCTGCTTTCTTTTTTGGAGCAGACTTTTTCGCTGTAGTTTCTTTAGGTTTTTCTTCTCCAGGATCTTCTACTGGTAAACCAGCTTCAATCCTTGCCATTTTCCTAGAGATTCTTTCTAAATTAGCCTGGTGTTTTATTTCCTCGGCTTCTGCTGCCGCTTTAGCATCTGCTTCTTCTTGAGCTCGTGCTTCTTTTTTAGCAGCTTTCAAGGCTTTTATGGCCTCTAGTTTGTAGGAAGTTGTCATAATATCCCCTTAATTTTATTTTCTAATTCAAGCAATTTCAGATCTGTATTGGTTTTCAGTCTATCTATTGCTACCTCAAGTTTATCATCTGCTATTTGTTTTTGCACATTCATGCGCTCACGTTGTAATTCGCTCTCCATCATCTTCTCTTGAGCTCTTTGACTTTGTTTGCTGTCAAATTGTTGTGATTCTATATCTAGCTCTTTGTTTCTTAAATCCAACTCTTGTTTTCTTATGTCAACCAAAGGATCCC